ACGATTGTTTAATATGGTCTCTTGCATGTTGGACATATCCCTTTTGTTGACGCTGTTGGTTTTGAACCAACATTGATCCCGAAATTTTCTTTGATTGGATGTGGGCCTAAATATACGCCTTGCGTAAACGACCCCGCACCATATAATAACTCAATAATCTCTTGCTTTTGTTGGTCTGATAATGTTTTAAACCAATCCTGTTCAAATGCAAGAAAATTTCGATTGAGAACCTTACAAGATGCAGGAACTGTGCCACCACCTGTAAAGGGATCAAAAATAATTGCTTGCGTTGATGTCAGCCTGTCTATGTAATACAGATACGGCCCCGCCTGTTTATGCCACTTATGATTTCCTGATAATAACGCCGGATTCCCATCAACAAAATAATCTCTTGTTGGCTTATTCACAGTAGGAATGCCCTTTCTAAATACAAGAATAGAGTGCCAACAAGAAAACATTTTCATTGCGCCAAAAATATTGAGTGCTGGACGATAGCAGGCTATTTGCCAAATAAATTCAATTGTTTCATTTTGAACAGCTTGAAGTGTTTCAAAGAGCCGTTTTTGTGCGTGCCATACTAAACAAGCTGAATTTGGCTTCAATATCCGCGCTGCTGTTTCTCCGAGCCATTTATAATCATCAACGTTTTCATAAATGGGATCAGTGAAAATCAGGTCAACCGATTCATCGGGAATGCCCTTTGACAATTCTCTGGCATCGCCTGTATAGATTTGGTTGAGTTCGTATTCTCCGAGTTTCACTGTCTCACCTCAAGCAGCAGAACAACACGCATGAGCGGCGAAAACCGCCCTGTGCTCTGCTTATTATTGTTAATAGTCCCCGGCGGTTTTCGTCCGCTCGATGCGATTGTTAGACATGATTAATTGCTACCTGCGTTAATTTAGCAATTACCCAAACACGTAAGTCTGACAAATCTTTATTCACCTCAGCGGCACACTCAAGCCAGCGTTCTCCCGCCATCACATCGAACAGAATATGTCCCTTATAATCGCCATGCGTGTATTCTATATTTTTTACAGACATATCCAAAAATTGAGCGCAAGCATTGACTTCTTTCTGTACGGATTCTTGTCTTGCAATCTGCGATTGCAATGCTTGTGGATCATCATACTTCCCCCTTGCTAATCCTGCTATGTCGGAAAACTTTGATAATTTCATTTCTTACCACTCCTGTGAGTATTGCTAACGACTGGCATAACGCGCTGAGGCCGCGCAATGCTGCCGTTCACACAATGTTAATCTTCGCGCGCGGCCTCAGTCGCGTTCATGCCTTCGTTAGACATCCTCCCTGTTATCCTTTGAGCCTCTTTCAACGCTCCCTCTCTCACGATCTTTGATTCTTCAATCCCTGAAACCTCAACAGCCAATTCAATTATATGCCGTTCCTCTTCCGAGAAACGATAGACCTTACGAATAGTTCGGCGTTTTTCTTCTGGCTTCTCGGCGTTTTTGTATGTGCCAGGGCGGAGTCCCTGGTTTCGATTATCTTCTCGATTATCTCTTTGAATTCTAAATCATCCATATCTTTTGTTTGTATTACAGAGCGGTTTCTAACGATCGCAAATCACCGGCGACAAAGGGCGGGCGGGAAAAGCCTGTAATACAGCAACCAAGTTTTAGGCCCGCCCTTTGGCGTCCGGTGCATTTGCATTGTTATGCTGCGTCTATTGTCTTTTCAACTAACTGACGCAGCCACTTTTGATACGACTTAAACCCGGCCACTTTTGCCGCCTGAATGATGTGCTTTTTCAATTCCGGCTCACACCTGAAAGACACTTGCACATCTTTTGTGCCGTCTTTAGTGGAGCCGGTTGGTCTCCCGGCTCCTTCTCGTTTCCCGCCTCGCATTAGTATGCCTCGTATCCTTCAATTTCCCAATCCAGTTGATCCAACTCCTCAACCTTATCGAGAGCATCCTGCATCTGGTAGTAATAGGCTACAAGGGTGCGTCGTTCGCCTTCTGCGTCCGTGTAGTTTATGGATGCCGTAAACTCAACAGATTGATCGCCGTCCGTCTGTACCCGCCCGCTAAAATCGCAATTCTCACGATCTAATGCTTCAACAACTTCTTTACTAGCTTCTACGATTGCCTGATCTCTCGTTAATTTACCGTGTCTCATGTGTTTCACCTCGTTTGCTTGACGTTTTTAAAATTTCCATTTACTGAGTATAGTCTTAATATAAGCATTATAGAATTTTTGTCAAGCAAATAATCTAAATATTTACACAAACAAGACGATTTTTTGAGGTCAAAACCTGAGAACGCCTGATCTTGTAGGCAAGAACTTTTTACGAGTGAAGCAGCATAACGACGCGCATAACCCGCCAAAAGCCGCGCGCCGAATTGTTTCACGAACACCGGCCACGCTCTCCGCGCGGGTTTTGGTCGGGGTTCATGCGATTGTTATGCCGCACATTTCCAAATTTTAACATTCCCCTGATTACTTGCCTTCCAGTAAGCATGCTTTTCTGCCCATCGCATTAGGCGAACAAGGCTAAATCTTGACACCCCATAATATTTACGATAATGCCACCCGATACACACAAGGTTTTTCACTCCTGGAAGATTATCATATATTGCGATACCTGTCTTCTTCATTTCTCCCCTTTGCCGCTTACTTTTTAAGCGGCATAACGCTTGGCTTGAGGTGCTTGGGGGACGCCCTTCAGCGGAGCAACCAAGCCCGAACCCCCTCTGAACGATATGGCGGACAACCTCTGCTGAAATCACCGCGCGTCCCCCAAGTCACCCTCCAAGCCTTTGTTCGCGATGCTCTCTCGTTATAACAATTGTTGTTGCGTACTTTCTTGAATATGCTTGCCAGCCGTTTTAAAGACGCCATGCGTCGTCATGGGCATTTTGACCTGTTCACCATCCAATAGCTGTTCAATCGTCAGAAGTTGAATCGTCGGAAACTGTGTCGCATAGACGCCAAGCTGCTCACCATGCGGAGAATAAAAGCCTTCCTGCTTGGCTTCTCGAATCATGGGCGTCGTCACCTGTTCCTGAAAACACACAAACACTCCAATTGCGGCTTTTTGAGACTTCACGACGTGAATAAACTCTCTCAGGTTCTTGACATTCACCTTGCCGCTTTTGACTTCGATCAGCACGGTTTCTTTCTTCTTGCCCATCGCAAAGGTCATGTGCCCATCCCATCCGCCATCTGCGGTTTTCTTGGGATTACTGACACCTGACAACACAAATTCAATGACCCAATCCTGAAATTTAAACCGACCATTGTCGTCACTTTCCGCTAAAGCTTTGGCTGAGGCGATGTCTTTTGGAATGCCAAACACTTCAAAGGTGTGACGAATTTCAGCATATTTTGTGTCATACGTCTCCTGAAGGCGTTTCATGACCAGTTTGATTGAGAGATGTGAAATGTCAACGCCTAACCATCGGCGGCCTAATTTTTGGGCGACAGCGATGGTTGTCCCGCATCCACAGCAAAAGTCAGCCACCAGATCGCCTTCGTTGCTGCTCGTTTTGAGAATACGTTCAAGTAGTTCTTCTGGTTTTTGGGTCGGATACCCTAAACGCTCTTTTGCCATTGGATTGATATGAAAAATATCATTCCATAAATTATTCATAGGAACGCCTTTCAGGGTATTGATGTATTGCTTATATTCTGGCTTTCCTGATTTTGTCCACCGCAACATATCTTGTGATTCAAGGTCGTGTAACTTTTCATCAGAATATGTTTTCATCGCTTGCCAACGATATTTCCCTTTTACGTCTTGATACTTGAACCGTTTGAGATAAGTTTCTCCATATTCTCGATACAGCTTATTAAAGGTAAATTGTTCAGTCTTTGTATAAAATAAAATCGTATCAGTATCGGCACTGAATCGTTTTGAGAGAGATTTGCTACTCCCAGTGTTTGTCGTTCTTTGCCAAATAATTTCATTTTGAAAATATCGTTCACTAAAAATCATATCACAGGCTATCTTCAAATAATGGCTCATTGTTGGGTCACAGTGCAAATAAAAGCTTCCAGTGTCTTTCAGTACCTTGTACATATACCATATTCTGAGAGCCATCGTACAGAGATACGATATAGCTGCCTTTGGGAGTGACGTATTATCAAGCACATTCAGCACGTTATACAGGTCAAGATCAATCTCATGAATCTCGTTCAATGTGTCGAGATAGGACACTTGACTCCATGTATCGGCAAACGCTTCTTTTTGGGCTTTGGTGTCTTGCAAGTCCACATCTTCAAACAAAATGTTATAGTTCCGTTTTGAGTTAAACGGAGGGTCAATATAAATCAGATCAATAAAGCCGTTTGGATGCGCGGCATACAGTTGTTTGAGTATATCGAGATTATCACCAAAATATAATGCATTCACACCTGGCGTTCATCTTTCGTATAGCCTCATATACGCTTAGTTAAGAGACTATACCAAAGCGAACGACTGGCATAACCGGCAACAGCCGCGCCTTCCAGCCGCTTGCACTATGTTAATGTTTCGGCGCGGCTGTTGTCCGCGTTCATGCCTTTGTTAGCAATCTGATTTTTATTTACTTGACATATCATAATATACTTACTATCTTTATCTTGATGATAGTTGAGCATAGCGACTTTTTATCAAGTCCGCCGTGACTGCTCAGGAAATTAACTCTAATACAAGGATGAAACAAGTTCATTTCGTATAGCGTTATACGTTGCTTTCCAGACTACATCAAAGCGAACGCCGCCCCAGGTCTAAGCAGCCTGGGGCTTTTCATTATAACATGATAAGCATCCATCTCGTTTATCACACTCCGTCACATCACACGAAGAATTTACCATATCATCCTGCATACGTCGCCGTTCTTCATCTGGCAATACATTCCATGCGTATTCTGCATGGTTTAGACAATATTTGCCTCCACAAACCTGCTCAGGCTCTTCTCCGTGATATTTACGGATAGTATTGACAGATTGAACGCTGATGTAAAGACTGTATCTTGAGTCTGCCTCATCAGTATTTTGAATCTGAATTGTCTGGTCATGCGGAGTGACAACCTGCACAATTTGAATAATTTCTCCATCGCCATATTCTTCTACTTCTTCTGTATGAATGTTTTTAAAATGAACCCAATCACCTATTTTCATATCTCAATGCCACTCCCATAAGATTGCTAACGAGCGCATAACCGGCTTTGGAGGGCGCGTACTCACTTCCCACGAGGCAAAAGTTCCCGCGCCCTCCAAAGTCCGGTTCATGCGGTTGTTATGCAGATTTGTCTCCATGAATCGGGAAATTCCATTCACGACATTTCCCATACGCTTCTTTCGCTGCTTTATCATCGTTGCCTTTAATGCCAAGTCCGATTTTATCACGACAACTAACTCCACACCATCCAGTTAAATGCGGCTTTACGTGTTGATTACAATATACCCATTGATTCTCACCAAATACTTTTGCATCTTCTTCCATGTCTTTCTCCTCTCTTCATGAACGGCATAACAATTATTATATTGACAAATTCTATATCTAATATTATATTAATACACAGAAAGTCAAGGAGAAAATACATGAAAACAAAAAAATATGACGAATATCTACTCTATCTCTATAGTTTTTCACAACTTAGCAAACAAACAATCTGTGCGTATCTCTCATGGTCAGCAAAGCTCTGTCTCTGGGTTGGGGTCGCGCATCCGTTGGACGTGCCGCCGGGAAAAATTGACGAATTTCGCCTCTATCTACTTAACGAGAAAAAATTCTCATGGAAGAGCGATACGGTTGTGTTTAACGCTTTGAAGCACACCTACTCGACGCTCTTGAAACATGTTGAACCAGAAGAGGCCAAGAAATATGCGAATATCTTCCGCACGTCACCACGACAGCCTAACACCCTGCCGCGCTATGTGACACAGGAGAGCATGGCCGCCTTTTGCGCGGCGCTTCCTGCGACGATTGCAGGCAATCTCTTGCGATCAAGCTATCAGACGGGAAAAACGGTAGATATGATTTTGGCCAAGGCGGAAAAGCCCTGGAAAGTCTCGCAGAGATACCTGCAACAAGTTTGTCTAAAGACCGCGCTGAAAGTCGGTATGCCGAAAGGGTTCGGCGTGACCGGAGTCAGGGGTGCTGGCATCTTACACAGAATCCAAAACCGACAGACGGATTTAGAATTGACAGCCATTCGTGAGGATTCCGGCCTGTCACATGCGCAGTTTCTCTTGTATTGTCGAGCGGCAGGTGTGACCGGGTTATCTGGGAATGCAACCAGACAACGCCACCGCAAGAAGAAGCAAGCATAACAGATAGAATCTATATCGCATAAGACTTCCGAATTCCGGCGTAAATCGCTCGGTAAACGAACCACCACGCCAACGTAATGGGGATATTGGCAAGAATCCAATCCACCACTGGCAAAAACGCAAACTGAGCGCCCACAATCGTTTCTACGACGCGGGGGGCATGATGGAGGATTACGCCACACGCCACAAGATTTACGAGCACCTGTGGCGTGTAGACCCTATAAATTCGGTAACTCTGAATAGCGAGCGCCAAAAAGATCGCAAACTCTAACGCCATGAGGCAAAACGAAATACTATACAGAATCGTCTTCATCTCTTCCTCTCACAATAAGTCGGCCACGCGAGCGGTTGACTCCGATGGAATCGTAATTTCAGCGCATACCCCGCACTCTGTGATAACAACCTTACACGTCGCGCCATACACAACATCCCAATACCAAAACGGGCCGGTCACGGGGTTATAGAGCGGGTCGCCTACGTCAATAAATGTCGCGTCAATTTTCGTGCCGGCGTGAAGCTTCCCGTCATAGTCATACGGCAAGGCCACAATGGACAGTGTGGCCGTCATGGTCGATAGACTTGTATCACTCGCCTGATTATAGGCTAACTCATACAGGCGGCAGGTATTGGGGCCAGACGGAACGGGAATGCTCACCACATCACCGTAAATCGTCTCTGTGGTGTTTCCTGAGACGGTCAAGGGGATATTGACGTCAAAGACCGCGCCAACACGGTTGACGCGCATCGTGTAGCTACCATCGTCAAGATTGACAGTGACTTGCCCGTCAACCCCAGAGACTCCGGTCGCCTTAAAATCCACGCCTGCCCAAAAACTCACAAGCACGCCAGAGATAGGTGTCACGGTGTCCGTCTCGTAAATCTGTATCGTGACGTCATTGACCGTCGGCGCAGCGGCAAGTGTGACAGCCGCCGTTCCGACGGTATCGTCAACCGGGACGCCAAGCGCGACGCTCCCCGCAGGCGGAACCGCTAACGTTCCTGTCAAGTTGCCATGAGAATAGACGGTGTCCTTCCTGACATCTGCGATGGCAGCATGGTCAGCTGCGCTCAATTCGTACAGCATGTTATCTTCTGACACTCCATCAGACATGAACACCGGCCAGACATCATCATCAGAATTATCAAAACGGAAGCCATATCCGGCGATAGGCGTGGCGCGGGCAGTCCGAAAATCTAACGATTTCACGGTCACATTATTGTTGTCGAAGCCATTATAGACTCCATAGGAGAACGCCCCTGTGCCGCCTGTTGCGCGATCTACTGTGACCGGGACATTTCCCGTCCGTGATACGCCATACACAGACGTGCCTGTTCCGCCAATTGCCTCACCAACATCAAGGGATACCCCACCAGTAACGGATATGCCAGGCGAAGAACTGCCGCCTTGTGCTCCACCGACGCGAACAGTTCCGCCTGTCTGCACTAAACCAATCCCAATGGAACCATACACTATCCCTACGACATCAACAGAAGAAGAGGCGTTCCCTCCGGCATTCAGCCCGTTAGTACTGCCTGCCAGCGCGCCAACCACGTCACCAGCAATCACAACTTGTGAGCTATTCGACACTGATACTCCAATTGACCCATTGCCTATACCCGCGTAGACATTACCTACGACATGAACAACCCCACTAAAGTTACCCCAGATTCCACGCTGGCTTGTCGGCAGGTCTCCACCATACACATCCCCAATCACAATGGCTGTATATAACGAACTATCGACTAACGCTCCGTTGTTTGATGTGCCGCCAAATATATCTGCTGTAATCGTAATATTCCCGCCAATAATAAATCGCCCCCCAGCAACACCTCCACCATCTGCGCGAGAAGAAAGATGGATAACTGTCACGTCAACATCAACAGTTACGTCAAATCCATTGCAATGTACTTGGTCAAATTCCGTCGCGCCAGAGACTCCGACCGTAGGGTCTGACCATAATCCAGTTTTGAGCGCGTTAATTATTGCCATAGATTACACCTCGAAATCTTCCAAAATATCAGCAGCAAGACGTTCCAATTCTCGGCCAATCCGCTGAAGAGTTGCCCGCTGCTTCTGCGTATGTCGTGGACTTGCATTCTCAGTATCTTTACATCGTACAGGAATCCACTGTTCAGAGGGCGCGCGGTCTGTTGTGCCGTCAGATAATACCCTGATCGGAACAAGGGACACATTCAATTTGATTCCAACAACCCCGGCGCTATCAGCCGTCAATGCGGCATTAACATAAAAATCGGCTGTTGTATAAACATTTTCAGGCTCTACGCTTCCCGGCTTTGGCGATTTCGGATGTTTTAATAGTAATCGTTGCATTTTTTCCTCCTTCTATTCTGGTGGTGTTATCGGTTGACTGATTCTTCGGCCGCTTCTTTTAGATAATCTGACCGTCGTTTTTTCTGATGGAATAGAATCTCTGCTGTTGTCTTATCATGTTGCGTCATCCAATTGTGGCACTCGCGAAACTTCGTGTCCGTGTACTCACGAATCGCCCACAACGCCTGTTCCATTTCCTTGAGTTGCGAATTCAGGTTATGGATTTCGACACGCATTTCCCCTACGACAGAAACGTACTCTTTTTGTTGCGTCATATATTCGTGAAAGGCTGCTTTCAGAAACGGCGCAGCGCGTTTAGAAAGATAAAATACGACCGCAATGAGCGTCACGGGTGAAAAGTTGTCTCCGATTATTTTATACAACTCATGCCATTCATCCATTAAAGCCCCCCCCTCCAACAAAGCCTTCATCTGGCATCACGTCAGGAAGTACAGGCGTCCGCCTTACTCCCTGTGCCCGTGATATTGGGATGACCTCAATTCGACATCGGCAATTATATCCGTTAGGCGGCCACCATATTGACCAGATCGGGTCATCTGCTGGGCGCGTGACCATGTGCATCGCTTGATGTGTTGGGCGAACTCGTGAGTCATCCATTGTGATATATCGCAAGTATGCGATCTCTTCAGCATGCTCTTTAATGAGAAGCGCCGTTCCAATGGCAAGCGCCGCGCTGGTCTCCATGGTCAACACTCTGTCAACGTGATATGGGTTATCAGGTTGTATGCCATACCGCGAGATGCCGTCAAGGAAGATGTCATCCAGGTCGTCAACAGATACGTCGTCTTGCTCCGAAATGTCTTGTGTCGCTGCGATGAGCGTTTTAATGCGTTGCGTTTCACGTGTGGCCTGCATTTTTGCGCGTGACGTCGCCTCCTGAACAAGACGAGACAGTTCAGATGCCGGCACAAACTCCGCCAGCATGCGAGATAATTGTGACGATGTGGCCTGCATAACGTCCCCTACTGTAATTGACGATTGACCCCCTATATCTTGTAATCCGAGAAGAATGCCAATAAGCGCCCCTTTGAGCGCAATGTCTGTCAACGAACGCTCAACCTCTTCCGTGTCTGGCTGCCAATCTTCAATCGACGAAAACGCCTCTGATGTCGTCTCTGCTGCGTCAAAAGAATCAACGACTGGCGTTACCCATGTATTTTTATATAGAGTCAACAGCGCCTCACGAGATGCGTCAATCAACATATCCTGCTCATTCGCCTGAGCAAACCGTTGTGACGAGGTCTGTTCATCTTGCGGGGTTGTCTCTTCTGTCTCAACGCGAATCATTTCACGTTCTCGCAGCTCTGGTTTCTCATTCTCGATAATTTCCTGCGGAGGCTTCATAATCTGATGGCGTGGCAATTCACGCTCTTGTGGAAAGTTAAACCGCATCCACCAGTAAATGAGTTGATGGTTGATCACCTCGTCAAGACGTGATGCCATGCTGTACAAGAGGATTTTGCGCAATGTGGCTGTTGTGGCTTGCGCCTGTCCTAACGTGCCGTTTTGCTCATTAGACAGCCCCGCCGAATGTCCCGTGATCACCATCGCAATTTGACTCTCAATGACTTTATGCAACACCTCGAACCCAGCCGACCCCCCACGCATCGCCTCTAAAAACTCAAGTTGTTGGTCTTCAGGGATAATGACGCCCGTCTCCTGCTGTATACTGTCAATTGCGTTGAGAAGCGCCGTCTGTTGATCTGCTGTTGCGTTGACGGGGTATTTGCCAATCGTGACAGGCGACCCGTACCGATGCAGGTGAACCATCCAGGCTGTGAAATTATTTCGCCAGTACCATTCAAGCTCATGCAATTTCGTCAGGATGCTTTCCCCTTCATCATTTTCATAGCGGCGGTCAAATACTGAAACGATAAATTTTGAATCGTCAACCGGCTTTCCGCGATAAATTGGCATAGCGTCCTTGTCATAGAGTAGCACCCTGACAAATTCGCTCCCATGTTCCCCTTGACGCTCTTCATATCGAAATCCAAATTCTTCCGGGCGGCAACTCAAAATATCATGGATGACAAATAACCCGGCAGGAATAGTCATCCCGCTTGACAGGGTAATTGACTCGGCTTCGCGCCTCCATAGAATCTCATTGACGCTTTTTCCATCTTCCCGGTCAAGTGCGATCTGCCCCAAGACCTCACTCCATCCACGTCTCACTCTGTGGTCAAGATTCCATCGCAAGAGGTCGGCTTGGAGTTGATGAGATGGGGATTCGGACGCTGCCATGACTTGCGGGTCGCGCTTCATGTGTTCGGTCTCTTCGCTTTGTGGCGTATAGCCAGCCGCGCCGCGCCATTCGGCCTTGACTTGATCTTTGGTATTTCTCAGCGCCGTCCAGATCGCGGAATTGCGGCGCATGGTGTCAATTTGTCGCCATGTCAATTCTTTTGGCGCTTTATAGCTGGCAAGCTGTATCTCGTTCCCGCGTTTGACTATCGCATCTGTTGTTGGAGTGTTCTGTTGTTGCGTCCGTCGTGCTCTTGCCATAGTATCCTCCTCCTAAAACCCGCCTTTTTTGAGGCTTCGTAAACTTGTCGCCTGAATAGCTGATCTGTGTCCTGTCGTTTTGATGCCTGAGACGCCTGTCAAGATTGAGTTGAGCGATAACCCCATTGACGGGGCGAGATGCATGATGCCGTATCGCATGGCGTCCTGCGTATGG